ATGAAAATAATATTATACCCTTTCAGAATAATGGCACTTTTTTTTCTTCTATGTAGCCATACAAACTCTTGTGCCCAACCTCTTTCAATCAAAAAAAGCCCTACCTCTGAGGTAGCAGATTTAGTGGAAAAACTGGTTATGGCGGATTCCAAACAGAGTACTGAAATCCTCTCAAAAATTAATGCGATCCGTAATAATCACCCCGAAAACACCGACATTTTATTAATGTATGCTCATAGTCTGATCGGCGAAAAACGCTATAGAGAGGGAATTGACACCCTTAAGATCCTCTATGAAAAAAAACCGATGCGTACCTATTTACTGACACAATGTATGTTAAAAGAAAGATTAGGTGGCAGGGAAAGAAGTTGCTACCAAGATATTGTACAGCTTTCTGAAAAAAATAATGTGATCGATTCAGATTATATCACTGCCCTGTTCTTTACCGACATGGAAAAATTTAACACCGTAAAACAACAGCTCATCAAAGAACATAGATTCAAAGAGAGTAATTTTTTTATATTCACTTTGGGTAAAGAAAAAATGCTGCATGAATTTTTTCCATAGATCACTTCTGGGGGATAATGCCCCCGTACTGTATGGCAGTATGTTTTTCACGCAGAAATATCAGCGGCTCTCTAAACCTACCTCCGAGATTAGTTTTATGCCTCTTTACCGGCATCAGCGATTTCAGACAGGTTATTTTTGATTGTCAGAAAATCAGAGCCTTCGGGGACAGCGGTAACTTTTATGACCAGACTAACGCTTCTAGCTGAAACGTTGCCAGTTAAGCTTAGGGTTACCGTTGCTTCGTCGGCCGCGATAAGCTGTTCCTAAGCATTCACACTGACTATCATGCTATCGGTTAATGCTTCCCCGCCTATCAAGTTCAGCACTGACGCTGGCGATATTATTCGTACAGCCCGTCAACGTTAATGTTCAGTGAGGAAAGCTTTACTAAGATAGTCGCTGGCGAGGGTAAAATTTAGGCTGTGCGCGTCGCATAGTGCCTGTTTTTTCCCGTCAAAGGCAGTGAGTAGCCAAGGGAGAGGAGTAGATGGTGTCCCCTGCATACACCACATTCATCTGTAAGATGATGATTAGAAACTCAATTAATTAGTGGGTGTAAATTTATGCCCTCATTTAGACCCACAAACACTAGAAAAAATTGATTTTTACCCCTCACCTCTCGGTAATTCCTTCACCATAAACGTCACCACTCCTAACACTTTGGCATCATCAAGAGCATCACCCTCGATAATGCCATCGTTTGTCTTGAAAACTCCATCCCCTACTTCGGCAAACATCAGCTTACCGTTTACGTCGAGCAAAACAGTCCTACCCTTTTTCACTTTATAGCCCGGTTCGGCCACAGCATATCCCTCATCGGTCGGGATGACGATCGAGGATTGAGTGACGTGCATAAGTGAGTTGGGAGTAAGTCGTGCTTCAACGTAATCTATTGCTGGGGATGGGAAGGCCATAATAGTTACCTATAGCGATGCGTACCATTTATATAAGTCAGTATAGTTCCCACCTATATTTGTCATAAAGTTAAACCATGCATGGTATCGCCCCCTTCCTTCTGGAGCTGGGTACATACAATATCTCAATACATCTTCAGAGCTTTCACACTGTGCAATAAAGGTTGCTAAATTACTCAGTATTATAGGGACTTCTGAGTCATTGTATGGCTGAGTTCTTGTCCAATTAACATACCCGAATTCAGAAATAACTACAGGTACTCCATAATTATCAGCCATGCTAGGAATTGAGTAAGCACTAGTTCCAAAACCAAAATTAGTTAGATCAGTTCGATATAGATGCATACCAATTGCGTCGAAACGATAGCCATTACTTCTGAGCCCATCATAAATCGTCTTCTGGTATGCAAATTGACCATCTGAAATAGCTGGTCCAACCAATATTGTTCCAGCAGGAGCAGCATCAGCAATAGCAGCCCAACCATCTATGACTTGGGTAGTTGTCATATTTGCTTGTCCACTCTGGTCTGGTTCATTGTAACCCAATATAAACTTAGGATTACTCGATTGAGCAAGAACCTGCGATATATTATTAGAAGGACCCCATATACATGGGCTGTAATCGATCCCTTTAGCTGTTAACTTATCTAGTAGAAATTGTGGTATTTGAGAGTTCCAATTATAAGTCCAGGCAGCGCCAGAGTTAAATGTATCGGCTATAGATGCTAGTTGATAGTCTTCTACATCAGATTCTGCCAGATCTTTCCAATACTTATTTAGAACCTGAACAGGATATCCTTTCTTTGTACTAGCCATTACTGTCTACACCTCCCTCGGTGATCACTTCATTAGTTGTGTCATCTGCATCCTCTGCAACCTCAGGCATATCCAACCTTACGTCCACCCATGAATTGGCGGGAACATCCATTGCATCCCCTTTTGACTCAGTAATTTCCCCAGAGCTAGAATCCAGAGTTAGCTTGCGTTTGTACAGGTAGATGAGAACCGAGCCATCATCTTGAGTAACTCCTTCAGCAAAGCCGAGTGCAGTAGACCCCTGCAAAGGAAAAGGATCTCGTACCTGCCAGCCAGAAGACGCTAAGGATTTACAGCCTTTGATACGATAAACACCGACACCTTCCTTGGTAACAGTACAACCTAGAGCCTCGCCATTAGCAGCTCCATAATCACCAGCTTGGGCGAAAGTGTCTTCTAATAGGTCAGTGCGCTCAGTAGTGGCTACAGTATCAACTACGCGCACAATGGGAGACGCTGCAGATAGGACGCCCGATGAGGACTTAGTCGTGTTCAAGGTGGAATAAATTTCGTAATAGCTACCCCACACGAAATTCCCAGACATAATTTTAATATACATACGCCCAGAGTTAGCGATGACTAAACGGAACAATTTCTTACTAGCTAAGTGTCCCGTGTAGACAGCGCAGCTACCTGTATCCGTACCAATACCCAGCGCAGAGGGCGTAGATAGATTCCATTTACCAGCAAACACGCCCCACCCAGTAGCCTCTGAGGATGACAGTGTCTCTATCAAAGTTGCTCCTGATAAGGATTGGTCTGGCCATGCTAATTGCCCTAATAGCTGCATAGCCGGCTTGATCCCCAGAGCATTTTCAATAGTTCCATCTCCAGCCATATAGGTTGTGTTAGTCGCTATCGGAATACGCTTCATAACCCCAGAGATGAACTGACTCCATAAGGTAGAATTTGCTGTCCTGTCTTGGAAAAATATATTCGCTAAAATAGTTCTTATATTAAAGGGGTCTCCAAAAGGATTGTATCGGCGCATATTGTAAACACTGGGTGAGTCAGGAAGATTTCCGTTACATCCCCACCAATAAGAACCATCAGTCCACTTCCAAACCGTTGTATATAAAGAAGCAGAGCCCACTTTCCAGTCATTGTGTACTGGCACATCAAGTCCAGAATAATAGGGGGCATTTTTCGAGAATTCTTCAAGGGTCTTGTTACCAGTGACACCAACTAATTTCCCATTTCCTTCTGCTATCTCCTGCCTAAATACAGCATCACCTACTGCAACGAAATTAACTTCGTCAGATTGGAATGATTCACTAGTCACACCAGTGGTTGTAAACGGCAATGGCAAGCCAGCCTTAGGGCGGTAATATTCACCGTTATATGCCGTAACCTGATTACGTGCAGTAAAGGTAATTGGGCCGTCAACGTAGTCAGGTAAAATGACATATCCTGAACTGAGTAAAAACTGCTGGAATCTATCTTCTTGAGAGGATAGTTGGCGTGATGAATCCATCTCCATGCCATGCCACGTTCTACGTTTACGCCCAAATCTGTCAGGCCAATTTTCACTATCAACGTCACTTACGTAGTGATCAGCAATGGTGGAGTTATCAAGTAGGTCACGTGGATCGGTAGACCCAGGAGGGTTCCCAGTATTGAAATTTGCCATCAACAGGCCTCATTTATGAAAAAACCCGCCGAAGCGGGTTGATGGAATATGTTAGCTGACGTTACCGGGATAGGTATCGTCATCGTGTTGGTAGAATTTCGGGTCGTAGCTTAGTGCAGTGACTTGGCAGGTGCCGTCTGCATCCGGTGATATTTCGGAGATTAACGTGTCGTATCCTGCGCTCTCTGAGCTACAGAACATCACCCGTGGCGGTTCGATTGAGCCTGAATCCATTTCCCATAGCTCGGGTGAAAGGTCAGAGCTATTCGGTACCGTAAAGGTGAAGTCATCCACGCGAGTTGGTGTGAGTAGCCCTACCGCGCTGCCATCTTGTAGCCGGAACAATACCCGCGGGTTAGCAAAGGACCAGTCAAGTCGCTCCGATGTCTCAATCGTCACCAGTGAATCGGTATATTGCATACCGACCACTAAGCAACTAATCGTATTACTGCCGGGGATATCGTCGGTCATAACCACCCTGTCACCGTAGCGATAACACAGCGCGTCGAGTTCAGTGGAGGTCGAGTAGGTACAACGCTGATAGATATACTTCATCAAGCGGCGCATCCCGATACGGTAAGCACGGTCCGCGGTTACCACGCCATCAAGCTTGTAGCTCTCGACTTTATTAGGCGTTGGGTTATCCGAAGTCCGGCACTGCACCGTTTCCTCAGCCCATGTTACTGAGCTGGTATAGGTCACATCAACTCCGTCATAATCATCCGAAGAAGGTGCTTTGAACGCGGTTGTTAGCTCCTCGGTGGTTTCCTGTGGAGTAATGACTCCGCTCCAGTTCTTGACACCTTCACGCCCGACCGTTGCCAGCCCGTCACTAAGATGGAAGTATCCCATTCCAGCAGTTGCGATCTTCTGCAAGATGTCGAGCATTGAGGTGCTATCACTATCTGCCGAGTAATCGAACGTTTCCTTGCGTGGTGTCCAGTAACTTGCCTCAAGCGCGTTAATAGCGGAAGTGTCAACCTGCGCGTCTGTCGTAGAGAGTAGATGGTTAAGCGCCCCGCTTATAGTCCGGGATGTGTAACCATCATAGACCCTAGTAGCGACAATGTTGATGCGGCGGTCTGACTGCGAAGCTAAACGGTTACCGGTCCTGACCGTAATTGCGATGGTTGTAATATCGCTATACTGGTTTGGTCTCGCTGTGAGCTTTGACCGCATAGCCTGCCATTGTACGGAGTCCCTCGTACTTCCTCCTTCGGGTGAGTCAGTCCTTCTTACCCTAAACTCATACTGCCCTGTTGACGGAAGCGTTATAACCTCAGTGAACCCTATCTCGTTAACTGTCCCGTATTCGTAAGGATATTGGATTTCTGTCCAGTTAGTATCAGATATGAGCCGATACTGAACCGCCACAGTAGTTGTGTGCTTGACGACTTTACCCTTTGCGCTGATATAGGCTAGACCAGATGGAAAAACGAAACTTAATTCAACTTGAGAGGTTGATTCACCATCAGGACAGCAAGAAAAAGGCCCCATCCAGTTATAGTCGTCGCCAATACCTGTAACGCTAGCATCTAGCAATGTTCTTTCAGTGAATCCCGGCCAGTTGCTATCTACTGTCGTTGTGTCGTCAGAGTTTTCTATTAGCCTTTCAACACTGATTGTCAGCCCATCAACGGCGGTTATCTGGTATTGGTTACCTTTAAGACCTATCGCTAGGCGTTGCGTACCAATTGGTAATCCGCTAAACACCGTCCCAGTAGCACTGTCGTATGCAAGCGTAATCGATGGGATAACCTCAGGGGAGCCACCAGAGGATGCAGCACCGCTGACTACTACCGGAGCATCACCGAATACAGAAGCGGGCAGGACTGTATAGCCGATTGAGTTGCCGCTGTAAGGGCTATTTTTCTCGTAGATTTTTACGAGAGTGTTATCACCTGAAGCGATGAGTCCAGAGCCTGTTAGCTGGTCAGTGATTTCGCTGACCAAACCCTGCATGGTTACATAGTTTGAAGTAAGTGAAATCACATAACTCGCACCGGCCCAATTAATCGTAAAAGCCACTGATGCGGAGCTGAAGTCATAGGTGGTCGGCGCTGAGCTAGCCGTAACGCTAGCCGCAGTACCCCCTTGTCCCGGAACAGCTGCGGAACCTTTATTGAATGAAGCGATAAAGAGGTTATACGAGTAATTGCCCCACTCAACACTCACTGGCATTCCGACATAAGGGCCTAGTTCTGTGAAGTCGCCATAAATAACGGTCTTGCCTGACTCATTGGCTGAAGTGTAAGTATCAGGCGCCTCTATGGTCAGTATGGTCCCTTCTTTCCAACTATCAGGCACGTCAGTGTCGTCATTGGTATCATCGTCATCGTCTGAGGTTTCACCAATGAGTGATAATGAGTTACCTGATACCGCAATGGCTGAAGCGTTAATACTGACACTGCTCGGTCCGGTGGACGCCAAATCCAAGCCCGCCGTACCGGACGTAGTGCCGCCGACCTCGGTAGAACTAAACCAGTTATCCGCCCTCGAGTCACCGCTAACATCTGCACCAGGCTGATAAATAGTGTAGGAAGCATCATCACCGAAACTAGCGATCGGCGTTGACCCTATTTTGATGTCAGACTGAGCGATGTTGAACCGGCCAACGCCAATGCTTAAAAACATTTGAGTCCGGTATATCTGCGGGTCATTCTTATCGAACCGGCTCACTGGTTGGACAAGATAATCTGGATAAACCTTGTACTTGCCGAATATCTCGCGGATCGGGTCACCAAGTTTTGCCGAGTTAGCCTTGGCGGGGTTTAAGTCTAATTGGTCACCGTTAGAGACCGAACCACCATCGGTGTTTAATTTACTCATCATGTAAATTGAGTAAGCAGCAGATGCAATTGCTATGACTACGGCTGTCCAAACTAACCATGCAGGCGCGGCAGGTCCGTATTGTTTAGGGTAGATTGCAATGTTAGAATCTTTCGCTATTAGCACTCGATTCCAATCGCTAACAGGCAATTCCCTACCATCAACGAATACTACAATCGGATGCTCAGCATCAATTGACCAATTTTCAATTTTTGACGATAACCAATCAGATATTCTAGAGGTGCTATGCTCATGAACCTCAATGGCCTCACTTTGCATGAGCGATGGGTAAATCCTAATAGTCATTTGAAATACCTCACCTGATTACGATATCTGCGCTCAAATCTTTGAATTTCCATAATGGTTACGTTAGTTCCTTTCTGACTTTCCATCACCATTAGCTGCCCACCAATGTTTATAACTATTGCAAGGTGAACAACTAACTGATGATTGAAGCAGGCCGCTACTGCTCCCTCACATGGTCCCGTCTCTGCAACCCTATTACGGAATAACTGCGCCTCTCTATTCATACCCCCATCATCACTGACTACCCCGTTAAAATCAGGCCACTCATCAAGCCCTAAATCTTTTCTAACCTCATGGACCAATCCATAGCAGTCGAGAATCGGAAACACTCTACCCCCCATCTGCCATTTGACAGTCAGGTATTTATCAGGATTAAACATTGATTAGCCTTATGAAATGTAACGAAGCCCCGGGTGATTAGGGAGTGTGTATCTGTAGCGCGGCCAAGTATTATCAAACCAGTTCATATACCCCGCCGTTATTTGTACTTGTAATGATGTCCATTGGCCTGATTTTATAGCCATCTTGTAAGGAGTGCTGGAAGGTGAATCGAGCTGGGTGGAGACATATTGCCGATAGGTTACTGTTGCCCTACTCTGTGAGTCCAAAGCCTTTCTGATGGACGTTGAAACAAAACCCTCAACGTTACTGATGGCAAACTTTAAATCTTGCGTACCGTCAGTGTTCCTCGCCGGAAGCGCCACATCAATACCGCAAGCGGTAAAGGTAACCTGCGTACCATCTTCCGTCGTTGCTGTAATATCTTCATAGCCTTGGCATAGATAATAAACATCACTACCCACATTGATTTGTAGCGTGTTAATCAGTACCTCTGGACCTGATGAGGCATATAGCCGATTTAATACTGTCATGCTTGTGGCCACTCCTTGTTAATAGCGATATCAATGATATCTGAACCGATAAGTAACTCTGGATAATTACCCCAATCGACAGGCGGTAACGGTCGCTCCCATAGTTCAAGTGTCGCCGTAAACTGCCAATAAATCGGCGCTACAAGTGTCGGACCTTGATAAATATCGATAAACCGGCACTTGTAATCTTTGGTACCTATCGGAGTCTGCAGCCGCATGTAGAACCAGTTAGCACCGTCGAGTAAGGCATCGCGATACCACGCCTCAAACACCTGCGCCTGCGGGTCGGTAGTGAATAGCCACTTCACAGATGCCTGCGTGGGTGTTGAGGTGTATTTCCTGCGCTGCCTAGCTCGCCCAGATGTTAGATCAGTTCTTTTTAATGGGCTTATCGGCTGGAATCCATACCCATCCTGCTGAGGTAGTGGCAGGTATTGGTGAGGGTAAAATATATCTGCCATTACATTTACCTTAATTAAATATATTATTGAACCTCACCATCATTAAGGAGAGGCTATGGACATCAGTACAAATCACAACCCATTGCGAGGCGGTGGAGATTACGGAATTAGGATTTATGAAGATAGCGAAGATGAATCTGGTTCAAATAACGCCGAGATAAGCATTTACTTAGAAAGTTTCATCGATTCCCGTACCGAGTTAGACCTTGAAATTAAGAAAAGAGCTATAGAATTTCTGCGCAGAGCTGCGGATGAAATTGAAGCAGAGCTCAATAAGTCTTAATTACTCTCTATAGCTCCTAGAGTAATAACCCTTTAGTGACCTACCAAACTGACCTTGGGGATTAATAATTTCCTTGGTTAGTTTGTTCTCTATCTCTTTAGCCATTCTTTGATTGCTTGAGTTAATAGCTAGCAACGTTGAATCATCTGGCTTTCCTGTAAATGTTTGCTGTATTGAAAAATGATTAGTCGTACTAGATTGATTGCTGTTATTAACGTTTTTAGCACCAGTACCGAATCCTGAGCGTGACAACGTAGCATCAAGGCCATTTTTGCGTATCGCCTCAAGGTTACTCACACCAATACGCCGGGTGGCACCCGCATCCATTACGAACTCCTGACCGTGCACGATGCCAGCCGGTACGCTAACTCCACCGTTACCCGTGTACCCTCCTGACTGGAATCCAGTAGCTGAAACAGATGAGATACTGCTAACAATACTTGCCGTCTGAGCCGCTATTGAAGCCATCGCGATAATGTTTGCAGGATATGGTCCACTCACTGCGCCAGATGCTATAGCTTGCTGAATCTTCACCATCGAATCAGCTATTGCGAAAGCCTTACTTGCCGCAAAAGCTACCTTATAAGCTGCTGATTGCTTCCCAAATCCGTCCTGCATGATCGAAACAGTGCTATCCATCATCGACTGCGTGGATGAGCTGATTATTTCTGTTTTTTGCGCTTCAATCTGTTGATTAGCTAAGGCGGCTTCTTGGCGTATTTTATTCATTCGGTCTTCACCGGCCTGAGTAATATCACCCGCTTTTGCGTAAGCATCCTCTTGAGATTGAAGCCAAGTTTTCAGGTCATTCTGAGCTTTATCCAAGCCGCCATATTGTGCTGATAATCCAGCAAATGATCCCGATAACTCCCCGCCAGTTGGTTGCAAGCTACCAATTGCAGATGTAACGGAGGATGGCATCGTGATGGGTGTGTTTTTATAAATATCGGCGCGAGTTGCATCTGTTCCATGCGCTCCTGCGGCCTTTGCTTTATCAAGGAGTTTAAGCCTGTCTGCAAGCAAATCATTCTGTTGTTGATCTTTACTTCTGACCTGCTCTTGCATCTTTCGGTAGTGGTCTAAAGTAGTGACTTGATTCTGAATCAACTCCTGTCGCTTATATGCTTGGTCGATAGCATCATAGTTAGCTAAAAGTGATTTTTGGTCAGCGGTAAGCTGTGACTTACCTTTAATTTCGGCAATCTGCTGCTCGAATTTAAGCCTTTGCTGTGTGACAGAAGACAGCTTATCAGTCGTGTTAAGCTGAGTGGTCAATGCCGCGGTTTGCTGATTAATCTGGTCTAGAAGCTTTTGATCCGCATCCTCCGAGTAAGCCTTGGGTTGTTTTCCTGCTCTCTGCTTGGGTTCGGCTGGGTCTTTGTACATCTGGTTAATCTGAGAAACGTTGTGCGCATACTGCTGGGCGTTAATTGCTCCAGCCTTTAGAAAGTCGCTTTGCTGCTGTATAGCTTTATTACGACGTTCGGCATTGGTCAGATATTGTTGATTAACCTTATCTGCTTCTTGCAGAGTTTTAATGCTTTTCTGCTCTTCAACATTCCCTGCGGCAACCGCACCAGTTACATCACCTTGTAAGTCAATGACATACTGAAGGATGTTTACTGTTTGCTGACCTTGCTTTTGCAGCATGTCGTTGGCTACAGATGATCCCAGCCCCCCGCCAGTATAAGAACCTGCTGCGTTACTCGCTTGCTTTCTAGCATCCTCGAGGCGCTGAGATAAAGTCTCTTCCCTGCCTATGTTCAGCATCTTATCCCAAGCTGACTTTGCAGAATTGCCAAGCGCATCCCAAGCGGTTTCCAAATACCCCAAGTTTTCGTGGATATCTTTTGCTCGGCCATTCATCGCATTGGCATAAGCGTCTGTGGCCACCCTGGCAGCATCTTGCTGATCGCCTTCATCCTGCAGAGCTTTAATTTGGTTGTAAGTTGCAAGAGTCAAGAAATGATACTGGTCATTGAGCTTGGTTATCGCCGCAACTGGATCAGAGGCGATGCTTTGAAAGTCGGTAACAATTTTATCCGTGGCTTCCCCGGTAGCTTGGCTGATATTAACAATTGCTGCAGATACCTTTTCAAGCGAGTCCCCAGCAATTCCCCCGGCCATTACCACTTGATTGAGTACTGCTGACGCATTGCCTTGGGTTGTGCCTGTTGCATTACTGATGCTCGAAGCCATGTCGCTTAACTGGTCGGATGTTTTACCAACCTGATTCCCAGTGAGTATGAGCGACTTTCTAAACTGCTCTTGCTCGTCTGCTCCTTGGTAGTATGCCAAACCCAAGGTGGCTGCAGCCGCCGCAGCAAGCGTGAAAGGGTTTATTAGTCCGGCCACATATCCGCCGACGCCCTTAATCGCTGGACCGATACCGCCGAACATATCCTTTAGCTGACCGCCTTGCTGCATGAGAACCATGAACGGCGATTGGCCAGTGGACAGCCCAACGACAATATCCGTCATCTGCGCGGGGATCATGCGCATAGCAAAAGCCGTCTGCTTTGCTGATTGCCCTGTCTTGACCATTTGCGTAGACATTGTAGTGAGCTTATTTCTTGATGCATCAATCAGGCTGTTGTAATGCTCGAATGTCTCTGTGTCCAAGAATCCCTTGGCTTTAAAACTTGAAAGGTTTTTCTGCTGTGCATCGAGTTTATTTAAGGCCGCGTTTACAGGGTCTATTCTATCCAGTAGATTAGAAAGTGCCTGAGCTTCGTCCTCAGTCGCTTTAGTCACCTTACCAGCGCCATCAGCAGCCTTCTGCCCAGCCTGTGTTAATTTAGCCAGAGAACTTGCCAGCGTTTCAGTATTCTTCTGTGCGCCAGAACTATCGATAATGACGGCTAGGCGTGAGGTTTGTTCTGCCATTTACTTTTCTCCGGGCATAAAAAAACCCCGCCTAGGCGAGGTCTTATAGTAAGTATTCATTATCCACATCTTTCTTGATAGCTCTTCAGGCTATCGACCCTTTCCTGTAGTGACCCATTATCGCTCACTATTCCTGCATCAGATTCTCCATGTGATATTCCTAGCATGGGTATTAAGAACCTAGTATCGGCACTAATATGAATATAAAAACGAGAGAATCCAACATATGCACCGAAAGCATTTTTTGCGTTTACTTCACCACAAACATAGCCTGACTTGGATAAGCCACTGGTTTTAATATTACGAACCTCAACATTTCTAAACTCTGCACTATCAGGGTCTTTCAGATCGCTAGCTATTGCTCTCGTACCACGATCTTCGAGTTGTGAGTTTGTAGGGTTACATCCAGACAAGGCCAATACGCAAGGCAGCATTAATATTATAAGTTTTCTCACATCCCTATCCCCATTAGTAAAGTTAAGAGCAATCCTAATGTTAATTAAGTGCAAAGGGAAGCAAGAAACCCGCAGTTAAGCGGGTTGATATTAGTTTATGGAAGTAAGGGGCTGAATCTAGCTCAACGCATCACAGCTCTTTCTATTGATGAAATCTTATGTTGCATAGCTTCAAGATGGTGCTGTAGAGAAAGCAACTGAAACTGAGCTGCATCAATCTCATAACCGAGGTCTTTCAATTGGTGGAGCATCCGGCCTAGCGGGTTAGGGTTATCACCATTAGGAATCAAGTGTTTTGGTGCATAGCTCCACGGAGTTCTCAGCTCGTTCGGCTTAATAACGTGTCGGTACTGTTCGTAGAATGACATCGGATATGCCAATGGTAATGCCATTTGCTTATCCTGACGAGATAGCAACTCCCCTTCTAAAATAATGCTATGGACGTATTCGATGGCCGGTTCAATCTGGTCTGGTGTTAACTGCTCAAAACTATTCACATGAAAACGCTGATGAACTAGGGCATACGCTTCTGGATACATAAGGTGCTTCTTACTGACCAGCATATTCACCGCATCACGCAGAGGTGTTCTTTCCTCTGTAGTGCTTTTGCGAGAGCGGGGTTTTTCATAACTCCCATTTTTACGAATAGATGGTAATACTTCTGCTGTTACCCATTTGCGGAATTGGTGAGGTACAGAGCCTTTATTGACAGCATCACGACAACGAAGGACTAAGGTGTACATGCCGGATTCGCTGACGATATTGGCTTCACCTTGACGCCCTATGTTAAACATAGACCGTTCATCATCATCCAGCCTTTCCAAGGCTTGAGTAACGTTTTGGATTTTAAGTGTAGAGCAAACGTCCTGAGCAACAAACCATGGATCACCCCGTTTATTGATTACGCGAATCTCGCTATCTCCGAAACGGAAGATGGTGAATTCTGGATTTTCTTTTGCTACAATTTTCATGTCGATTATTCCTGTATGGGTTTTCGAATGCCTCGGTTGTGTCCTACCACTTCCGGGGCTTTTTATTGGCAAGGTACGCCGTCACTCTTCAAGGACTCTTTCAGCCTCCTGAGAACTTCATAACTAAAAGTCCTATCATCCTTTTTTGCTAGCTCCTCCAAAGCAGTTTCCATCCAATCTGGCATTCTTATTGTTTTAACCTTTTTCATACCTACCTCCGTAATACATATGCATACATAGTATTTAGGTACGTATTGATAGTCAATAGATACCTACTTATTCTTACAAAAAAAAGGGGTAACTATGTCTGAAAGAGCCTACAAACACCCTCAAGTAAACTTACGTCTACCGCTTGAGATTAAAGAAAGATTGACTGAAATATCCGATGCTAATAACAGGTCGCTAAATGCCGAAATGGTTGCGGCACTAGAGGCGTGGACGATTAAGAATAAACATATTCAGGCGCTAGACCTAGCCTCCTTGGCTGAAAGGTTGATCGCTCTTGAAAGCGAAGTTGAAACCCTAAAATCTATGTACGGGAAGGACTGATGAAAGTTGACCAAGACAGTTTAAGAGATGGTTGCCAGTGGTTGACAAGGGAATTGACGCGCCTCGATCAACTCAACCACCCTCTATCAATTGACGAGTTTTTCTCTCTATCCGAAGATGAAAAATTCGTTTACACGACTTTCGCAAAATACGGGCAATATATGCGAGGAGTTGAGCTACTTGATTCTAGATATGAGCATTGCAATAAAGAGCTAATTGCATATATTGAAAATGCATTTAGTCGCTACACGAATGTGATTACCCCTGCTACGTATGGTGTCGTAGACAATGCTTATTTGCTCGCGATAAATGTTCTTTTTGAAATTTCTCGAGAGGCCGACACCATCTAGCCTTATAAAGTAAAAAGCCACCCGTAGGTGGCTTAGCGGCAATGATTCATTACTAAGGGGCTATAGAGTCTGCATCAACTTCTTGGCATTCAATCTCATTACCCATTGGCACATCATCCTTTTCGGTTTGCTCCTTGGTTAACTTAGTTAGGGTGATGTCATCCTTAGCTGACCATAGTTGCCAACCATCACCAAGATACCTAGCCCCGCTTGCGGAGACTACTGACTTAAGAAGGAATAACTCCCCATCATATTGCATCACTGCGTGGTCAGTATCAGGAAAGGACGCTTTCATATCCTTACCATTGCAAGTGTAGTTAAATGTCTCTGCTGCTAGGGTGGTGGCAGGTAAAGATAAAGCTAGAATGCAAGGCAATAGTCTAGATAATTTAATCATGGTATTTACTCGGTTGGTTCGATATTTTTGAATATTACCATGATGAGCTGATTAATTAACCGCCCTCACCCTCTTCTCTTTCTTCATCACGCTTCATCATATCTTCACGATAGACATCATCGAGTGCAAATATAGCCCGTTCGAATAGCTCTCGATTGATTTGAAGGGGTCTGCAGCGAAGATATGTGTCGATGTCATTCAACGACAGGGGAAGCGGTGACGCAGCCATACCAGCGTACTGCCTGCTGCGACTAATTACTGAGTAGGCTGACAGAATAAGGCCAGTTAGCTCGTCAATTTCTGGCTCATCGGCTGGCTTAAACCCCAGCCTTTCCTCTCGCCACCTGTTGCGCTCACCTTCAGGTCCAGAGTATCGGCTTAGCCACTTCTGCGCGGCTAGGACTTTCCCACGGCTTCTTCTTGCTGCTCTTTGATTCCCTGGGCGATGTCTGAACCGGTTTTGAGGATAGCCCAGTACAATTCTGGCTTTTGCTTGAGCAGAGCCAAACCATGCTCAGGAGTGTAATCAATAGCGGCCTCTTTGCCGTCAACCAACTCGCCAACACCTTCCCAGCCAATCAATAAATGCTTCGCACACGTCTCAAGCAATAGGTCGTCTAGTGAGTCAATATCACCAATGGATGAGAGGTCGAATTCTTTAGTGCCAACCTTAAATGATGCATCCAAGGCTGATATATGTCGGCGGACAATGGAGTTGGTAGACTTAAAGCCGTGAGATTCGATGCTACCCACTTTCAACTTAAGCCCTTTGATTGGCTCAATCCAGCGGGTTTCATCTACGTCTAAACGTTTGTTGATAATTAACATAGTGCCTCTGCATAAAAAGGCCCGATCCACTATGCAGCGCGAAACGGGCAAATTGGTTTAATGATTAAGCTGCTGTGACTGTTACGGTCGATGTAGCAGTAACACTTCCTGCCTTGGCAGTGATAGTTGCCTGACCGGCTGCGACACCCGTTACAACACCGGTAGATGCGTTAACTGTCGCCTTAGTGGTGTCACTAGATGACCAAGTAACGGTTTTATCAGTCGCTGTGGTTGGCGTGGCAGTTGCCGACAACGTGGTTGTAGAGCCAACAGCAACAGAGACAGTTGTTGGTGTAACAGTCACTCCGTTTACTGCTACTGAAGCTGGGCTGCGCGTAATGGTTGGCGGCGTATCAGAACCAGTGATGTTTAATTGAACCTGCACAATGTCAGTGTTACCACCATCAGGCCAATCACCATCTACTTGCACCGATGGAAAGTCGAAAGTGTAAGAGCCTTCATCATTCGAGATAGTGAAGCTAAACGGCATAGCCTCGCCAGTCAGCGTCTTTTTCCATGCCTCGTAAGCAGCCTTCGACCAAGAAAGCGTAATCTGCCCAGACGGCGTGAAGGTTGTCGGGATATTTGCGCCAGCAAATCCTGTTCCGGTACCGATACAGCGCTGAGTTTGCAGATTGTTATCGAACTGGATGTTGAAGGTATCAACGCAGAATCCATCACCACCGGTTACACCATTGAGGCTAATATCGGTGACTTGCTTGAATGAGTAGCGAAGTTTCCCCGCGGCATCAGTAGGCGTTCCGAAATAGCTTGAATCGTCACCCTTATCTTCCCAACCTAGGCCTGCAAGTGTAATGGTTGCCTGCAAGTCTCCATCATTAGGGATTTCAAGCTGGAAAGTACCAACCTGACAGCCTGTAGCAATTGACGACACGCCGATATCAGAGGCAAATGAGGCCACTGAGAATGCGATACGGTTGTTACCCATCGTCAGGACGTTATCAACCCAGTCATTGCCAAAGCATGATGCTAAGAAGTCATCGTGCTGGCCGTAACGGTATTTGCAAACGACATCGCCGCCGACATCGGTAGTGCCAGGCGATCTTCCCTGTGCCATTCTGGTACCGCCAATCTCGTCATTGTCGATCATGTTTTGCGTAGGTTTCACCCCGTAGGATGAGCGTTTAAGTAGCAGCCATGCCGGATTATCTGGCGTGGTGCCGGGTGTTTTTTCACGGCAATAAGCCGTCTGTACTTTGGCTCCGCTCGACACGGCTACCTCCTATTGATTTATAAAGCCCTGAAAGGGATTTGAAGATTCATCTGTGACCAACCATCTGTTTCTCCGGCATCAACTGCTGACACGGCGAAGTAATCCAACGCTCCATCAGTTTTCCACTCGAATAACTCCCGCAACTTGTCGGCTGTTTCGGTGATAAGCAGTGAGCGAGAACCGACCGGAACAAATAGCTGAATGATGATAATCCCGCTGCGATGCGTCACCGGACCGTCACCAATCTCGACGGCAGTAGCCATGCCGGGCAAGTTAGTTAACCTTGCCCATATAGCCTTTCCAGTTGGGTCAAATGTCGGGTCATTTGGGTAAGTCACAGAACTTGCAGGCATAGCAGCCTGCGCCGTCATGCGTTTAATGACAGCGTTGCGTATCTCTGTGAGTGTCATTTGTAGGCCTGTGATACCCCGTGGAAGGAATTGGCGTAAACACCCGTAGGCGCTTGCTTTGAGTGACCGTTCTCAAGTGGTTCGGCATAGGGTAAGTTGTTCTGGATATAGATAACCGAGAATGGCTTACCTTTGGCGATTACTGCGCTACCCTGCTGGATTGTTGCCGCACCAGAGGTATCTACCGCTGCCAATTCAGAATAATCAGGATAGCCGATACTTACTTGGTTATTTGCCCTAAATCTTCCAGTATCAACTGGTGACCGGGTAACAATTTCAGTAAGCAGCGCCATCGATATGATTCTCAGGTGCTTGCCAACATCCTCCTCGACCTTTCCAGTAAATGCTGACGGGTCAAAATCCCAACCTTGCGCCATGCTATACCCTCCGCAGTTGAACTGAGTAAGTCGCCTCGGCAGGGTCGCTGCCAACGTTAATCACCTTGTATGATTGGCTGGCTTGCGTAACAAGGTCGGTCGTCGTGATGATATGGTCAATCTTTGGCGGCTCACTCACCTCGTTTTGCAACGCTGTAAGCTTAATGTCACCACTCAGGATATTAACGCCATCAATGCGCTTAACATCGTACTGCCCCAAGACACCGCGCCCAGTATAGGTATGAGTTACCTGATTGGATTGCTCGGTAACCGGGTCGTAATCACCCTCTGTCACATAGCTCCCCGTGAATGGGAAAACAGCATCAGATAGCTTGCTGTTGAAAGCCTTGGCTACTTTCGATTGAACCTTGTCACGAATACCCATCAGCGATACACCCTAAACTTGAGTGGATTCGACCGCCAAGGAGCGAGTAGCGCCAATGCGAGTTGCAAGTCAGGGTCTAGCAATGAATCAGCATTAATCGTGCCGCCCGTGTAGTAGGTTTCAGTAACCTCTACAGTGTCAGCCTTAACTGACTCACTCGCCAGAACGCCGCTTGATTCCTTCTGCGTATACAGGTTTCCAGCCGCCGCAACCGATGCGACATAAGCCCCAGCCTGCTTCACCTCATCGGGAATATCTTCGAGGTTAATCCCCTGAAGGTTCAGCGCCGACAGCCAAGCATTCGCCATCAGAATTGCTTTCGGCTTTGCGCTGTCGCTTGCCCACTCGCTCCCTAACAACGTGTCCACTTCGGTTATTGTTATGTACTGTGCCATGCTAGCTCCAATACAGCCCCATTGCTGGGGCTAGAGTAGGTTAACCGCCTGTTGCGCCACCTTCAGATGAGCCATTATCAGCACCGCCAGCAGTAACCTTGACAGTCACCGCAGGGTCAGTAATGCCATAATCGGCACCTGACTTGGTTTCGTCGTAGATGGTTTCAGCACCGAGGGCCGATGTTGATTCATCGGCGTAAGCGCGCTCACTTGGGTAGGTATATTTGTAGTGTGGAGTAACCAGATTTTTTGGTGTAGACATTGCAGACCTCCTTACAGGTTGCTAATTAGGAAGCGGAATCCGGTATCAAGCGGATCGAGAGTCAATTCCCAGTTGGCTGCTTTTTGTAGGTCGCCCCACGATGCAGACAACGCTTGGCGCTCGGTACCACCGGTTAAGGTGCTTTCAGCAGCGATGAAGCTGAAACCTTGCGGATGGATTACCATGTTGCGGCGAGTCCATAGCGCGCGGTCACCAGCACCGTTTGAGGTTGCAGCCGTTCGGTCTACTTCTAGGTCGTCGTTACCCGCAGCCTGTGCGTAGCTGAAAGCTCCAGCGCCAGCCAGTAGTGAAACGTATTTAGCGTTTGCACCGGTACCGATTTTGGTTCCCAATTCAGACTCAACCAGCGCGCGACCGTTGTACACGGTTACTGGCGGGATGTTGGCCTGAGTTTGCAGGAGTTCTGCTTGGTTATTCTTGCGAATCTTCGCAGCGACTTGCGGGTGAACGACCATTACACCATTACCACGGTTAGCAGGGCGCATAGTTGCCTCAACATCAACGAAAGCGTCGAATGAGAAGCCTGTCGCCGCTGTGGCAGTCGCCGCACTGATATCAGTGGTCAGCTTCTTACCGTTCGCTTGGTCGTAGTTACGTAAACCGGCTAGAGTGGCGCGAGCGCGGTTTTCCGCAGAGTTAAGCCATAATTGGTTTAACTTCCCACCAATTAACTCAAGGGCATTCACTTGGGTCAGGTAGCGCTGCAAAGAGGCTTCGCGGAACGAATCGTTAAGGTAAGCGACGCGGCCCTGCATTGAACCACCTTCAATATCACGAGGCATCGCAATATCGGTGTAGATGGTGTTGCCGTAGTTCGGCTCAAGACCTGCGTCGATACCGCCGATATACGGCACAACAAAGGTCGGTGAACCGCCAGACAGCAATGTGCTCAGTCGTGAGTCAGCAACGAAAGCGCCTGACTGGACAAATGGCGATGGCACGAGTGGGTCAACGTCAATATATGACTGTACGACCGGGCGGTTGAATACTTCTAAAAGTGAAACTTGGGCCATAAGATTTTATTCCTTAATATTTGCTAAATTGCCCAGAGGCTAAAGCTCGCTGATAACCCTGTGGGTCACGCTGCGCGAACTCTGCTCGCTCTTCGGCGGTCATTTGTTTTGGTTCTTTCGTAGGACTCCCACGGAAGTTGGCAGCCCCGCCGCCGTTTGCTTGTGATCCGCGAATCAATGCAGACCATCGCGGGTCATTGGTGAACTCTTGCTTTAACTGGTCTACGGTGCTTACCGTTAAGTTTCCGCTTGCATCAGTAACTCGCACCTGCCCGTCAATTAGCTTTAAGCGGCGCGTAACGAACTCTGAGAGGATTTCAGCGTTTGCACCGTCAGCAATATCAGTTGCCAGTTTGATAGCTGTCTGATTAATGCTGCTTTGCTCTACCTGTTGCTGTAGCTCTTGGTACTTTTGCTGCCATTCAGCCGTTGCGGACTGACTAGACTCGAATAACTGTTTGTAGTTACCTTCTGCCGCTAACCGCTCCTGCTCTCTTTTCTGAGCCTCGGCTTCTGCTTGGCGGCGCTTTGCTTGCTCTGCTTTCTTTTCGGTCAGCAGTGTGTCGAGTTGAGACTTCAACCCAGTGACGTCTTCGCCTTGAGGCAGGCCCTCTACAGCCAATTGATAAACATCGCCGTTCTGCGTATAGAAACCTTGTTGGCTTTCTTCCAGTTGTGCGAATTCCTCAGAGCTAATCTGATATTTGAGCATTACATTCTCCTGAATGAATGGTTACTGGCCCTGCCAGTGATTGATATGGATTAATTCAGGCCTGCAAGCTCGAAAGCATGCGGCTCTAATTCTTTGAGTTGGTCGAGGGTATATTGCTTACCTGTTTCGCCGTCTACGAACCTATCCAGTGTTAAATCACCTTTGCTGAATAACTGGTAACGCTTATCGCCTAATACTTCGCGCTGGAAGCTAACAGGCTGACGAGCAAGCCAATCACCGTAGGTTGTTTTACTGCTGACCTGTTGCGCGCCATCGGGGCCAACTGCCGGGCGAACAGAACCAAGTATCTCTCGGCGATACTCTGCTTTGAGCACCGGCACCTGAGTCGTTCGACAGCGCCAGTGATATGGCGGCGATGGCCCATCTAGTGGAATGATTCGATGGTCAATAGAGCGACAGAATGCAGTTGTGCGTCCGTCAAGAGTGGCAATATCCTGCTTACCTTCCAGTATGTCGTCATTCTCACTGAATGTCTGATTGCGAGCTGACGCCGATACATGGTTGGTTAGCGTGCTGACTAGCGATGACGCTTGCTCTTCATGCGACACGCCGAGTGAGGTTAAGCGACGCACTATCTGCAGTGAATCCTCGCCCATCGCAGCACCTAATCCGATTTCACTTATGATGTCTGCCGTCTTCTTGGTGCCGAACTGTGCCAGAGCGCCAGCGATGTTGATTGATTGACGACCTTTGCCGACCAATAGTTCAAGCGGGTCACTCAGTACAGCCGCAGCAACCATCTCGACCGATGGCTCTGCAAGTTTCACCGAGGCTTTGACTACCTGACCGAGCAATTTAGTATTGAAAGTGAACTCGTATTGCGCGAAATCACCGTAATCAATGCGCTGCTGCTCCGCCATGTCTCCATAGATAGCTCTCAAATCGTTGCTAAGCGTTTCTATCTGCCTTTGGTATCTCGCAGTAGCATATTGACTCAATCCGCCCTGTACGGTCTTTTTAGCGCGGTTAATGGCCTTGCGCACAAACTTAACCGCCTTGGTAGTTAAACCTGAACCGAATCGCTGAACATAAACCTGATGCCGGACGGCACTATCAGTAAGATGACCGTCTGCACTCATGGTTATTCATCCTCTTCGGTTGTGCCAGTGGTCATGCCTGATACTGGCGGCTCTGCTTCTCGCTCTTCGTCGATATCATCATCCGTCCGGTCGGCATCAATAATCGCTGCCTGCCGTAAGTTAGTTCGAATATCAGACTTAGCAATGATGCCTTGCTGCCAGAGTTGGACCTGCGCAAGAATCATCTGCGCATCCATGGCTTCATCAAAGAATTCTTGATTTAGCCAGAACACAATGACGTCAGGTGTCGAATTGCCGGACATATACAGCTGTACGTCGAGCAATGCCGACTTAATCGCCTCAGACACGTTGCCAGCAATCGTCCCTAAAACGCTGTTGTCGCTGCTGTATCGAATCCTAGCCGCTTCGGCTGTCTCGTTCTGGCCTGACTGCTGCACAATACGAGCACCAATCATCAGCATCTGGTTTTCTTTGTCCTGCATCAATGTGCGCGACAGATTACCCTCGCTGGCTTGGACCATTGTGGCCGTACCGGCTTTACCGAGACTGTAACCGCTCGTCGCACCAATCTGCACGCCGTTAGGATTCCACTTAACAAACTCGTCTTGCGAGATGTCAGTCGTGAAGAACAATGTCGGCTGACTGCTGATGAATCCTGATTCCTCAACCGTGGCGCTGTTGCCATAGTGAAGAATGTTTACCTCTGCCAAGTCCTCGAGCGGTGACTTATCAATGCAGGCATCGTTATTTTCTGAGCCGTAGAAATAAAACGGGATGTGGTCGAACGTCTTGCCGTTGTAATCGGTGGGGTATGTATCAAGAATCGGTATATCTTCGCTTTCGCGCCAGACACGGTGACGATAAACACCATTCTCAAGCGTTAATGCGCGATATTGCATCTTGGTTTCGAATGTGAAATCGTCACCGTCATCAACGTGATAAAGCTCAGCAAAGACGACAATCGTTAATCTCTTAACGCCGTTAATCACATCCTCTCGCCAGTTGATAATCTGTTCTGATGCGTAGTGATGAATGTGCGCGTTATTACCTGCTGATTGCGCCTTGGTTGGCCTTACTCCTGATTCGGTATCAGTGTTAGGGTAATCTACGAAGAATCCGCCACGGCCCGTATCAAGGCACTCACCGATGGCCGCTTTTGATAACTGCTCAAGGCTGACACCATCGCCGCTTGCGTTGGTCTGGACGTACTCAATATCGGTGGGCAGGTCAATTTCGGCTGATTTACGGAACACCGCGCCGATTAAACCCTGTCGGGTGCGCCCAGTAACGTTGAGGAACATTGCCCGGTTGATTAACGCCTGATACCGCGCCTTGTTCTCTGCGCTGCTATTCGTTGGGTCAGGCATCGGGAGATAAACTGTCTCTCTGGCCTTCACCGCCCTGCTGCCTGTCACGCAATCCTTAACCAAATCCCATGACTGTTTCGCCTCGAGATATTCAGGCTTGATGTATGAATAGTTTGCCATTTTTTTATCTTCTGAATGAGACAGGAACGGATGTAACGACTTTGCGTTTAGCTCTCGTCACTGCGAAATATCGAAAGGCGTCAGCGCCGTGTGATGTTTGGTCATGATATGGCTTATCTTTCCAGCATCCTCGCTTGTCATCCCACTCTTTGCGGTAGCCCTCAAGGGAGAGTATTCCATCAGAGCACTTCTGCTCGTCGAATGCGCATTTAGGTAGGATTTCACGGACCTGCTCGATACCGTCAGCGATGCCAATTTTCGGAACCACTTTGAACGTGAGGGAGTAATTCTCACCGTCTATCTCATAACCTTCTTTAGCCAGTTCTCGCCGCGTTTTAGCATCAGAACCGAACTCGCGGTTGTCGATATCGTGAGGTCCCCAGTGCTCTGAATATTCGTAACCTTTATCCTTGAGCACTTTCATGTAATGGCGAAGACCTTCACCGCTGTTTTCGTAGTAGTCGATGACGTGGTACTCCTCACCAACGATACGAACGAACCATATTGATGTTGAGTCACTTACACCAATATCCCAGATAGTAATCACTGGAAGGTGTGAATTATTCGGTAACTCACCGATGCGCTTATTCTGATAAAGGGATCGGAATTGTTTAGCGTAGTAAGCACCTTCAACCGACTGCTGGAATGCTTCGGCAGGAATAGTTGGGTATTCCCGCTTCATATCGTCGCCGAGTGTTTTCTCTTTGGCGTAATACCAAGCTTTCTGGCGCTCGTTTAGCGATATGCCATGCTTTGCCTCAATCTCCGCGAAATAATCGCTCAGTCGCAGCGGTAGAGGCTCTACGGGGTCAATTGCGTAGAGTGGATTCTTCCACCATGAGAAAAAGAAGAACTTCCAGTCGAGATTAGATAGTCGCTTACCCTGCATTTGTGCTTTTTCAGCAGTGCTGCAGTAATCGAAGAAGTAACCAGCCCGACCTTCTGCCGTACTCTCAATTGTCGTGAAACAATCGGTCGATACTGCTTCGAATGCTCCAGTGACAATCTCACGGGCCTTGTCTGGAAACTTGGCGCATATTTTCCCGAACTCGGAAACGTGCAAATAACGCAGCGTACCTCCCCGGAATGATGTGCTGATGTAGAGTGAGCCGCCTTTACTGAACACTAACTCCCCCGCCGCATCATTACTGGCTGGGTTGGCCGCTTTTATTTCGTCAGGGAGTCGGTCGTAGGCGTATTTAATCTTTTCTCTGAATAGTCGTTTAGCGTCATTCAACGTGTGAGCGATCAGGGCGCACTTAGCAGCTACAAATAAAGCCGCGTCGAGTTGAATGATGCAAACTTCGGTGGTGAACCCTAATTGACGAGCTTTAAGTATTAGGTTTCGGGTATGCATCCCTTCAAAATATTCGAGTTGCTCCGGCGTCATCTTGAACCGTACCGGCTTGCCTTCTTTGTCGGTTATCCAGTAGAGGTTATTCAGTCGCCAGAGCTTGTCTCTCAGTAGTGCGAGATGTTCTGGCTTCATGGTTACCCCTTAGATAATGAGTCCATTAAGTCAGATAAGGTATCGGTGGATGAATGCTTCTCGCCGCTATCGATGTTATAGGCTTCGCGCTCTGCTTTGATAACCTTGATTTGAGCATCGACACCGGCCGTAATTGAACGAGACATTGAGGCGTGATTGTCTTCTGTGATTTCAGCGTCTTCGAGGAATACTCTCAGCTTATTGGTGATGCCTCGCCAAGCCGCCAGCCCTTCACGATGGGCCAGTACCACAGAAGCTGCTTCATCTGATGCTTGGTCAATAATTTCTTCATCAGTTACCACTTCTTTCTGGTAACCAGTACTGGTAACTGACTTGGTAACCTTGGCTTGGGTCGCTGACTTCACCTTGTCGGTAAGGTCCCTCTGCCAGCCCTCTTTATTTGCACGCTTATTAATGCCGACGTGACTTACGCCGTATTTCTCACCTATAGCGCGTATAGACAACGAGCCAGCGCGGTAAGCCGACTCGATGGCCTCCCAATCTGGTGTTGCCATGTTTTTACCTTTCCTTTTCTAATGGTATGTTGGATATTATCTATTCAAATAATTCCATAGGATTAAATATGACTAGTAAAATATTCTCTCAGTATGTTGCGTCGGTCAGGTCTCATTCCGATAAATTCTCTTATAAATCACAAGACTTACTAGAAACGCTTGACTACTTTGTGAAAGCATCGGTGATCTCTAGTGAGGCAATCAAAATTGTTAATGGAAAAGATGAAAAACATATCTTACTTCCACAAAACAACCTTAAGCTTAACTGCAAAAGTCGCCTTGTGCTGAATGAACATGAGCCATTTCAAGAGGTTAGCTTTCATACTTGCGACGATCCCGAATTAGAAATAATCAGAATATTTTTTGATATTCACGGGCAATTTCATATCAATGAAGTACCTGGCAAAGATACAGTAGGTTGCAGCCTTGACGATGGGTCTGCCGGTGAGGCTATTTTCAGTATAATATTTCAATCTTTATTCGAATTGGGGATTATCAAAGCAACCACTCTTAGACAGATAGAATAAATTATGTGATTTGAATTCAATAATGGCCATCGATTATCGTCCATTATTTTATTGCATTAAACAGCACCCGATAGGATGCTCTGTAATGCAGACATAAAAAAACCGCCCGGAGGCGGTCTAGTAAAAAAATGGATTTGATGGGTCGTCTGATGGAATAAAGGGTATGTGATCTCGGGAAAAACCTACAATTATTATTTCACTATTACTTACTGGGTAGTAGTGAATGCACTCTTTAGAACCACGCCCTTTTACGTTCGCATACATGCATTTAGTAAAATCATATGCTCCACGATTGTCCCAGCTTGGCCCTGAATGATAATGCCAATAATTTTCGCGTTGATACCCAGTACTATAGGGCATTGTTTTTCCGGAATCACTCAACCATGATTGCTTATTCTTACCATCAACATATTCGTTATCTCTGATTTCAACTATGAAATCCGCTATAATCTTTCTCTCGTCATCTGTCAAGTTTCTCCAGTCTGTAGAGAAAGCCGTGTCGTTATGACCGTCTAGAAAACTTTCTGATAAGGTTCCTTTCATTACACAGAACCTGACTAGCGTTGAGATATAGCTATAAGAATCTGTTCAGCTGTCATGTTATCGTCTGCCGTAAAATCTCTGGCTCTACGCCTACCTCTACCGCCAATTTCCCTGTAAAGTTGGTTCCAGAAATTATTGGGTATGCAGAAGTCAAGGTCGCTATTTTTTGTACATTGCACGACTACTATATTGTCTGCATTATTAGACGTTTTAGCACCAGAATCTCGAGAAACGAAAGACTGAAATCTATCGATAATTATACCGGTAAAAGCACTAGCGAGATGCTCACCCCAATTACTTTGGTACTGTCCAAAATCGGCTTGGCTACTTATTGACATGATTATCTCTCCTTCCCAAGCAGTTTGCCTATTGCATTGTGGAAATTTTCAAGGGCTTGGCGTGTCATAATCACAGAACCAACTTCAGTTAACTCCATATCAGCATCTGAAGGGCTTCCATTGGCTTCAAGTTTATTTTTTATAATAGGGTACATGAAGCTAACATTAGCAAAATCTACTCCATTCGTATTAAAGGCAGTTAAAACTACAGCTTCAGCATGAATTGTTGGAGCGTCGTCTTTAATAGGTAGATTTTTTTTATATTCTGCAGTCATTGGGAGTCACCAGGAAATTTTTATCGAAGTATAATCCCTCCCCCTCTGAAAATCTATAAATCCTTTGTATTGGAAACTGGAATTAAATCCTCAAATGTACTGCTTCACAGCATGACTAAATCACTTGTCAGTTATGACCATCGAAGATGTGATCACCTGCCTTGTCGGGTAATAACCACAATCGAGGTCACGTTAATGACCTCTGTTCTGGCTACTAAATCAGTTGCTTGGCAAGCTTACACAGGTCGTCGAATACTGCGTGAGCCTGACTACCGGCAGTGGTGA